AAAGCGATTGAGAAAGCAGTAGCAGAAGCTACACCTGAACAAATGCTAGAACTTAAAAAAGCCGAACAAGCTTTTGAAGTTCAGATGAAAGAACTAGATGTTGATGTATACAAACTAGAAGTAGAAGATACTCAAGATGCAAGAAAGAATTTTAGTAAAGACTGGACTGCTCGTATTATGGGTGTAGCTACAGTAGGTGGTTTCTTAGGTTATATATTCTTAGTAACATTACAACCACCAGAGCAAAACTCTGAAGCTTTAATTAACTTAGTATTAGGTTATCTTGGTGGTCTAGCATCAGCAGTAATTAGTTTTTACTTTGGAGCTTCTAACTCTAGTAAAGACTAATGCAAGAAGTAGTAACTATTATTCAACAAGTAGGCTTTCCTATTGCAGCAGCTTTAGGATTAGGTTGGTTTATATATAAACTTATCATGCGTATTGTTGATGGTATGGAAACTAAGTTAGAAACTTTAGATGATAAAGTTCAAACATCTTTAGATACTATGGAAGAAAGAGTGACTACAAAACTTGACAGTCAGTATGGAATTATTGTTGCTCTAATTGATAGAGTAAGAGCTTTAGATAATCAAAGTATTAGACAAGATGTATTATTAAAAACATTATTAGGTGTACCAAACCTAATAGATATAGATAAAATAGCAAAGGCAGATAGAGATGACCAAAGGAAAGATTGACAGTTTAGAAGATGTACACCCAATGAAGCAGATTACTATTGCTTCTGTTGTACAGCTTGGAATGTTTGGATTTATGCTTCTGTGTTTTCTTATGATAGGTAAGTTAACTGCAGATGAAATTGTATTTAAATTTAAAAGCCCTAGTTTTAGTGGTGAAGGAACTTCTGCTCATTACTTGACTATAGAGAATCAAGAGTTTACTAGAAAGATGAGTATAAAAGAAGAACTAAAAGCTTTGCAGGACCAGATAGAAAGAGATAAAGAAAACACTACACTAGCAAGATTTATAAGAAACTTAGAATCTAGAATATATGCACAATTATCTAGACAGCTTGTAGAAAATTTGTTTGGAGAAAATCCAAGCACAAGCGGAATATTAGAATTAGAAGGTAATACTATTGAATATAGTATTGAAGATGGAATTATAACTTTAACAATTACAGATAGCGATGGG